TGCGATGAATCAAATAATGGCTCACCGCCAGACAGAGATACGAAAGTCCATTTAGGATCCTTCGGGTATCTAATGTACTGTGAATGCACATCTCCTGCGTTGAGTATTGTTGATGGGTAAACCGTAACAATATTGCCATCTAATACATAGCAAGGAAACTGCTTGGTCGGATAAGTTAAGTTTGAACTTGTAAGGTTAAATATCTTTCTCTGTGTAACACGCTCCACCTCGGTGATATTGGTATTGCTGTATATACGATAGTTTTCACCTATAGTAAAAATGTTTGCACTAAGGCCAAGCGTAGAAGTACTTGGTACCGATGTGACGTAAGCCTGTGTAAAGTCAGTAGTGTTAATTACTATTGATCCGATAGGTGGGTTGGGTGATGATGGCGGCTGATCATTAAATGGGTTTGAACCATCGATCAGCTGATTTAAAGATGTTTGTGTTGACGTTCCGCTAAACAATAAGCTTGGGTAGTAGAACACTTTATTTACAAGGTAGTAGTCTGATGGTAGGTTGTATGTATTGGCGTTGTTTTGAGTCAAAAATACCTGCTCAGAAAAACTATCTATAACCTCCTCTAAGCCTTTTACAATATCCGCATATCCACTGCCAGATGTTCTCTTGTTCTCGCGACTTATCCAGTTGTTATACTGATAGAAGTAATCCTCAAACATATCAAGCTGCGCCTGCTTAGCATACAGGTTGAAATCCTGAGGTGAGATGTATCCGTAATTGTTTTTGTTGGCGATGGCCAGCACTGTGTTCCTTACGTCATTTATTAGCATGACTATATCTTTTCACAAAGATACACAAAAAAAAGAGGCCCCCATTTTTTGAGGACCTCTTCATTAATGATTGACAATATATGTCCGCGTAGCACTATAAAGGAGATACTTCTGTAACATCTTGTAAAAGTGTTACAGAGATAGTAGGCTCTGTATAGGGCTGAGACCAACACGCAGCTAATGCTGCATTTATTGCATCCACATCGCCTTGAACCATATCACTCGCTCCAACGACACCAATCCGCTTGCCGGGGTACATTAGAACAACCCTGTGGGGTGTTGATGACGTATCAACTACCGCGTAAATAGTGTCAGCAGATACATAAAACTGCTCTCCTGAAGCTCCTGATAGAATAATATACTTTTCCATGATTAAAAAATTAAGGGGTTGGAGTAACAACCTCCACATTCCCACCGGGAAGAGAAGGTAAATCAAATAAAACTTCTGTCCATTTAGAACCCATTGCATCCTTGAGGACACCCTGAGCCACAGCAACATCAGCAGCGGTGTATGTGGACGTTCCGGCATCGTTTTCCAATTTTACGGCTGCAGTGTCTTCGTAATCAAACCTAATGCCACCTCTATCTATGTAACAACCAATAACGCCACTAAGCTTTACTTGGTCGTTTCTTACAAATGCTCCACCTGAAGTATACACGGGAACCTTTAAAAACTTGATCATATAAAAAAATTATGAGTTAAAAAATACAGTACAAAGATAATCATTATTTACTACCGCCCAGAAGCTTCGTAAGACCCTTGTAAACCTCTACACCATCATCGCTCTTTAAGAAGGATGATACCACATGGAAGGGATCCTCTCCGAAAGGAACAGTAAGCATTTTCTTTTTGTTACCAGGGATATTGTAGTACACATCCTTGTTCTTGTTGCGCATCGTTAGAAGTCGCTCCTCGAATAACTGTCTTACCTCGTCCTGGAACCCAAGCTCCGGATCATTGATGACCTCCATAAAGGTTTCGGGTTCGCGCATAGCAAATATTAATATGTCTCTTTTAAGCTCAGCCGTAGACATCTTAGTTGCAGTAGGTCCAATTAGGATTCGAGAGACAGCGATAAGCCTGTCCATTGAAAGCTCTTTAGCTGCGATCTGTGCATTAAGCCTTGACTCCATTTCAGAGTATTCGGTCGAAGCATCTCTTTCCTTATTTACCTCTTCAAATACATAGTCTCTTGAAGGATGATAGTAAAGAAACTCCTGAAGAACCTGATTGGTTTTAGAAACATGCAACATGCCGTCTTCAAATATAATGGGCTCAAGAATAGCATTGCCATCCTGCTGATCCACAAAGGGAGACTTTTGGTTGCGAGCGTATCGAAGTTGTTTGTTTTCACCCGTCTCTTCATCAAAGTGTAATAAAGGAGATCTGCGAGTGTGATGAGAAGCCAGCATATATGTTAAAGGCGCTGCATCTTTTTTTAGTCTGTACACTTTATCAGTGTATATTTTTTTTGTTTTCATTAGATTAAAATTAAAATTTTTAAAAAAGGGGAGGGTTGCCCCTCCCCATAATTAATGGTTACGCATTCTGGAATAAGAAGAAGTTGTTTGCACCTAAAGTACATACAGTTCTCTCAGTCAAGAAGTGAACCTCCATCGCGTCTAAAGAAGAAGTTCTTGCTCCACCAGCAGAACCAGTGATCCAAGTCTTGTATCTTCTATCTTCAGTTTCGGAAGCGCGATATCTTACGTGTAAGAATGGACGCTTGGCGTTCTTACCTAAGATTTGATCGTATACAGTTGTAGAACCTGCAGGAACTAAAAGTCCGTTGATAGCTCCACCTGTAAGACCACCTCTCATAGTAGGATCGTTCAAGTATTTCCAATCAGTTTTGTAGAAGTCATAACCTCTGCGGAATCCTGTGAATCCGAGGTTTAATGCCATCTCTTCGTCATTGTCGAATAGACCATAAGAAGTACCACCAGCTCCGTAAGAGTTTTGAGCGGCCAACATATCATCCATGTCGAATCCAAATTGACGATTCAAGAAGATAACGTTTTCCTCGATAGCACCTTGCTTGTCAAGTCTTTGAATGATTGCATCAAAGTCTGCCAAAGCAGTTGGGTTACCACCACCGTAAACATTGCCTCGCTCACCGACAACATAGAATACTCCTTCAGTACCACCCTGTCCGTCAGTACCAGTAGCGTTACCGAAGTAAATTGCAGCACCAGACGCATTCTCAGCAGGAACAGCCTCTACAAGAGCAGTCTCCATATAATCCTCAAATCGTAGACGAGTATCGTGCTCAGACTTTAGGTACCATAGGTATCCGTTAGCTCCGTCCTCAGATGTGATTTCAATCCATCCAATTTGAGCCATGTCAGATCCAGATACAGCGTACTTGTCCTTGATGATGATAGGCTTGTTATCAAAGATGAAGTCATCAGACTCTAAAGAGTTAGCCATTCCTTCAGTCCCTTTCTTAAATTCAGATCCATAAATCCAAACCGTACAAGCCACACCCGCAGCTACAGCTTGACCAGCAGCTTCATAGTAAGAAACAGTGAATGTTCCTAACGCATAATCTACTGCTGTTACAACAGCTTTGTTGCTTAAGTTTGATCCAGCTGTGTTGTCAGAAATCATTACTGTCTGACCTACACGGATAGCGATTCCACCTTGTCCCGCAGTAGTAGTACCACCTGGGATAGCTGGAGTTAAGTTATCATTAACCGTCCATACTGCGCCAGCATCTGTTCCAGCGGCTGCTGCAGACGTACAGTCAACATACTTAATGTGTAGTCTACCTTGCTCTGCCCATTTGATCATGTCAGAGTTAGTAGGCATTTCGGCACCCACCATTCGTAGGAATGATGAGATTGATCTATTACCATATCTCTCAAACTCTTTTTCATAAGTATCAGGTAGATACTGATTCAAAAAGTTGAAATCGGTAATATAGTTTGATTCCAGAGTTACCCGTTCTGCCGAAGGTATTAGGTTAAACCCTGGGGTTGCATTTACTGCCATAGTTTCTATTTTTTAAAATTTTATAATCGTTTTGCACTCTTAATGCGAAGTCCTCTTCCACTGCTTGTGTCACCCACAGGACGAATACTTAATCCGTTCTTGTTTAGCGACTGAGGTGCCTTGCGAACCATATCAATGTTTTTAGATTTCTTAGTAACATTGTCAATGGCCTCCGCCTTGCCTTGCTCATAAAAAAACTGCGCGAACTTATCGGGATTCATTGCAATAGATATTGCTCTATGATACCCGGCTGCATCCTTCATCATGCCAGTCTCTGAATCCATAAATCCATTAATGAAATTACTGATGTCAGACTGCTTGCTTCGAAGTTCAGCAGCATCGCCCGGCTTATAAGTATAACTCTGATCATTCACAGATACCTCAAAACCTTTGAAGTCCTGTCCAAACACATCCTGTGTTTTTTGAACAAACCAGTCATACCGCTTTTTATTCGCCTCCTCCTGAGTTTTGGATTCCTCCATAAAACTTCTATAACGATCAAATTCCTCCTGTTGCTCCGCAGAACGAGCATCCCCACTTGACTCAAGAGGGACCCTGTATTGTTCTTGTTGCTCCTTTAAGAACTTTTTCGCTTTAGTAAGCTCTCTTTTTTTTGCCAACTTCCGCTTCTTAATGTCTTTTTCATCGTCAAAGTCTTCATCGAATCCAAACTTGTCCTCCATGAGGTCACGAATATCATCGTTGTCCAACCCATCCTCTGTCGAAGCATAATAGCTCGTTAGCAAAATATCTTCATCAAGGTCATCGTAGTCTCTCTGTAGCTTTACAAAGTCATCGATTCCCCTGCCAGTTTCCTTTTTATATTTAAAGAACGCTGATACATCTTCTGGTAAGTCTTCGTTTGCTTCTCTCTGAGTAAACAAGTCATCCACCGAGCTGATGTCTTTATCGTACCTGCTCTTGATGTAATCAAGAACATCGGTATCTTCTATTTCTTTTTTAACCTCCTGAATATTTTCAGTAGGTTCCACCTTAGCAACTTCATCCTGCACTACGTCACCTTGTTCGGCTGCGTGCTTCTCTAAAAGTTGTTGCTCTATTTCCTGAGTAGATTTCTCTTCTACTCCTTCCACCACTTTTACTTTGAATTTCTGATTTTCCATTTAATTAAATTTTATGCAAAGTTATATAATATATTTTCTATCTATCGAGGCGAAAATTCTGCAAGATCAAATCCATCAAGACTATCTTCATTGGACTCAAAATCGAATGCAGGTAAATTGCGTTTACGCTGCTCAATCATTTTAGATTGCTGCGTGTTTGCCATGCTTATTCTGTTTTTCTTACCTTGCTCTCGAATCTCTTCACGGTCATCAATCTGAGCCTGCTGCATGCCATGAAGTTGCATGTTGTATTGGAACTCAAGACTCATTAACTGCTTTTTCATTGCAGCTTCATTTTCTTTTTTCTTGACATCAAAACTCGCTTCAGCTTGAGCGATTTGTATTTTAGATTGCGTTTCCATTTCAATCTTCTTCATAGCAGTAGCGGCTGCCATCTGTTGAGATTGCATTTGCATTTGAGCGGTCATCTGCTGCTTCTGCATTTCCTGTTGCTGCTGCTTCTGCATCTGCTGCTTCCTCTTTACCTTAAGCAACTGGTTGGCAACTTTGATGTTTTTTATTTCTCTAATATCAATAGCATCCTCAAGGCTAATGTCCTGCTTAGATAATGCCATCTGTATGTTTTGCTCAAGCATTGCTTTCTGCTCTTCGTCAGGTGACATCTCTATGAATATACCGAAGTCATGTAAGTAAAGATTTCTTATATCTTCCAACATTTTTAAGTTATACTTACCAATCTGCATAGCAAACTCATCTCTAAAGTCAGCATACTCTAATACATCAGCACATCTTAAAGCAAGAGCTTCAGCTAATGTTTTTGTTATAAATAAACTTCCTTGAAGGATGTGTCTTGTGGCTGTGTTTGAATTTAATGCAGCAAGCTTTTGTACGCCCACTAATGAATTAGGATCGGGAGTTGATCCATCTCTTGCTTCGTTTAGGCCGGTCACTGCTCTAATCATATTAAGGTAATGATTGTAATTACCTATAAGCATTGTCATTTTGGACGCACCACTGTTCGATGTTAATTGGGTGATAGGCACTCTTGCGTTATTAAACTCACCATCTTGAGTGTAACTTCGACCAACTACACTACCAGTCTGGAAGTAAAGCCTTAGTGCGTCCTCCGGATTATAAGCATTACCCGTTCCAAGGTCAACCTCGTTTAATCCATCAGCGTCTATAAATACCCCATCCGGAACAACACGAGAAACTACCTGCTGTAGCTTTAGGTGTGTAATCTGTATAAGATCCGCAAAAGGAATCATTCGTCTTACCAAAGACTCAACAACACCTTTATACATTCGAGGTGCACAAGCTACATAGTTAGGAAGCGCATATTGATTGGCCGAGTTAGGGCGGACCATGTTCTTCATCATATCCCACTTGAGGATAATATTGGTCCCCATGACCATGACGCCCTCATACCAAACATCAATTCTTTTTTCTACTTTTTCAAAGTTGCCCTCCTCCATCATCTCTTCTGGTGGATTAAACTGATCGTCTTTTTCTACTGTCTTAAATGCACCCTCACTTATTTTTTTCTTTTTGTATACAAAGCTGTTAGTGGTCTTGTAATTAAAATATAAAAGTGTACAAGTATCTCGTGCGAACATACTATTCTCATACATAGCGGCCACGTTGTAGTAGTCATACCATGATTGACTGTACTGAGAAATCTCTTCAAGATCCTCTGTAGTAAGATCAGGATTTATTTTTAATACCTCTGATATAGGAATGGTTTTTAACTCTCCCCAGTAGAAGCAATCTCTAAAATATGGGTCCTCTGTGTAGCTATACACGACATGCGCCGGATCAACATACTCAACACGTACACCATCTCCTTCTTGAAATGTATGCTTACACATTCCTAATCCTAATGTTGTAATATCGTAATCAACTCTCTTTCTAATATCTGAATAATGATTCTCATCCAAAAGAGTGTTTATTGCTACTTCACTTGCTACCTCTATAGCAGGCTTGTAGTTCATCTGCATGTAAAGTTCAAGTTCCGTATCACTTTCTGGAAGCTCTTCAGGATCTACCTCAAAAAGATCAACTCCAAACTCGTCAGCGATTTTGTCAAACAAGGGTCGAGATATCATATTTTTCTCAACTTTAGTTTGGAACTCATTTCTTTTTTCTGCCGACAATGCATCCTGTGCATAGCACTTGACATCAAACAATCTGTCTGACATACCATTAACCACAATATCAACAAACTTAGGTATGATAGGAACCGGTGTCCAGTCCAGGTTTAGATAACTTAGATCACCGTCAATAGCAAGCTCGTTCTTGTACTTGCCCACCGACTGCTCACCTCGTGCATATAGGCGAAGCCTATGAAACTCCCTAAACTGATTATAAAATCTGCAGGACAAACCGTCCCGTCTGAACCATTCATACTGAATAGCCTGTCCTATCTGTAGACCAAACTCCTCTTTCTTTTTGTCTGCATCCGAGACAAATTGATCAGGGAAGGCCGCAGACTTAATGTCGATCTGGATTCCTTTCATTTAATAAGTTGGCTTACTGAACTATTATTATTATACCTGGCAAAATTAATACTTATTTTTGATTTCTGTTTGGTGGGCGTATATAGATGCTTTTGGTTAGCCATTATAGCCAATCCTGAGCTGATAGCTGCATCATACTTAGTCCGGTTGTTAATATCAAACTTTGCCCAATCCTCTAATGTGTTAGTGAAATACATTGTCCCCATATCATCTGACTCTCTAAAAGATCCTGACATGTCAATTCCTATATGCTTTTCAATGTAAGACTCTATAGCGGCCGCGTGTGCTTGCTTTACGTCCTCAGATGAGTTAGGTATACCTCCAAGCTCTTTCTCGGTCTTAGAGAGCTTGTTATAGGCCTTGTCGGGCCTGTTTATTGAGAAGCCTCTATACCCTCTATTCTTTAAATGATATAGCAAGCGAGGCTTATTGTTCTCTGCAAGTATGGGCATTCCATAAAACACACAGGCCATAAGAACCTCCTCAAAGAATATCTCTGCCGTCTGTGGTCGCGCGATATATTCAAGAAAAAACTCATTGCTCGGCGCATCATCCATATTGAACTTGGTCAGTCCGTGTAACGCACCATTAGACCCCTTGCCTACTACCACGCCTGAAATGTCGTAAGAGTCACAGCCAAAACACCCGAGATGATCATTGCCTGGATGTCTAACTCCGTTACGGATATCCACTCTGTTCTGTAGGTGTGGCGGTGGTGTCCAGCTTACCAGGAAGCGGCCACTCTTGTTGGGGCTCCATACAACCTTACTGTCTTTAATTCCGTTCTGCCACGAGAAAGAACCACGGGTTAAGTGGTGCGCCGTGATCAACGAATCATTATAGTCAATCTGTTGATAGATCTTTGTAA